TATTATTTAATATATAACTAATTATTTTGCGAATTAACTTTAGAATTGAATTAAACTTTACATAAATATGTAAATAAGGCAACCAATAATCTAATGTATAATTAACAAACATAGTTGAAAAATAAGGAAAATCAGGTAAATTATTACCATTTAATCCATCTTCCTCTGATAAAGATCCTTTTAAAATGGCTTCAAGAACTTTTAAAACGTCCCAAAAGGACATTTGTGGTAATTTGGAAGTGAATGCTGTCGTCAATTTATCATGTTTATTTAAAATATGTGCTTCTAAATTTTGGGTGGCCGTATAAGGGGGTGGATCAAGTGCTTCAAGTATGTTTTCATAAGCTTTACGATAACCAGCATTAAGCAATATTCTTAACCACCGTATAGGACCTTTTCTTGTGATTAAATGATGCATTTGAAAAGTTTCTAAATTATCAGGTACAAATTTCATATGAGTATTATGAATAGCTAACCCAAATTCCATCGCTACAACCATATCAGCTAGCAAATGTGCATTGGTTGAAGTATGCATTGATGCACGAGCTCGAGCAGCGATTTGGAACTCTTTAGCGGAATTAACTGACATTGCATATCCCATTACAGCTTTAAATATTTTCCCATCTATACTTCGAAATCTATTTTTAAAATAAGGAACAAGTTCCTGCTTTAATTGTAATCGACCAGGGAAATCAAATGACATCAATTTAGGTGGATCTGCAGGTAAAGCTGTCATAATAAAAATGTGATGTGCAAAATAACTTTCAATTTTCATCAATTTAATAGTATAATTAGGTCCAATTATTCTATTTGTTTTTAACCACCATAACCCTGAAATGGGTTGAGTATATTCTCCAGCAACATGACCATCCGGATAAAATTGGAATTGATCACCAAATTTTTTGAAAGAATAAATTTCAGGAAATAAAGGTGGTTGATCATCTAATAACTCAGGAGGCATTATAACTGTCGCAATAGCAAATTTTAAATTTGGGGAACGTTGAAAAAGTGCATATATATCATACGGTGTTAAATAGTGTGCACTATCGTGCATAAAGACTATTGGATCTTCTATATTGGGAACAGAATTATCATAATGTGAGTACCGTAAATAGTCTTTAGGTGAAATAGCCACATTTATTGCCGTAATGTTTTGTCTAGAGCAATTTGCCAGGGTCTGAGCTTTATTGTCTTTCGTCCATAACACTGTCGTACTTTCCGATAGAAGTACTGGCACACATACATGCAAGATGTATTCTTCGATCGTTTTGCAAGCTGGATGGCTATGGGTTTGCAATGGTCGATCGTTAATTGTGATACCTCTTTCTTCGAGTAAACAGCTAGCACGATGACTAAGAGCCCAATTAGAATAGCTCCGGGTTTTAATGTCAAGGCTCTTGACTTCTTGTAAGTAATTTGATTGCAAATTGAACAAATGTTCTGAGACATTAATGTCTTGTCTTCTAGCTGACGTAAGTAATTGCGGTGGCATTCTCTTGATTGGTGAGAAAGAAAATTTGAAGTTGAAACAGCAAAACCAAGTTCACGATAATAAGTAAAATGACAAGTTGGGTGTATGGCAGGTGGGAAATCACAACAAGCCATAAACTTAGTTATGTCAATTTATAATATCGTTGTGTTGATAATAAAACCCGG